GGGTCATCCGCCGACTTTGACAATAGGAAGCAATCAAGGCATCCCGTCGAAGACGTCCGCTCGTTCATAGTCAGCAGGGGGTTCAAAAGACATAAGTCCTCGTTCCCGCTCCCACTCAACCAATTCCTTAGCAGTACACCCTTCAACCAACTCTTCTACACGTCCCTGATCGTCAGGCCACCAACAAGTGGTGGCCCGACGACGATACTCCCAACCCAACGCTGGCGCGGGGTTAACGCGACGAAGAGTAGCAAAAGCTTTCAAAAACCGAAGTCTTCTACTCGGCTTCTTCCACTCCTTCCAACGTCTTTCCCATCCCGTCCCTAGAACATTAATCCAATAATCTTTAACGAGTTGACCTCGTGTTGGAGAAACGGTCCAAGTCAGGGATATCAACTCCTGCCAAAAAGTCTTCTGCAAGGCGTCCACACGCGCTTGCGGAGTCCCAGGCCCCTTAGGTAGAGAAGGCGCAAAAGGCAACTCATACCAAACAGGAGAATAAAACTCGACTTTACCGGTAACCCGGCAGGACTTGACGTCCACTCTTTTCCATCCCCCGGGGACAGACCCCCACTTCAGCTTACTGGGACTCTCAGGCAACACGTCCGAAGACGCATGCACAGAGTCAAAGTACCAGCACTCTCTTTTCCAGAGTCCCGACTCTTTCAGAGAGGATACCGAAGCGGGGATACCAAGCCCCCTCCTGACAGACCGTCCGGAAAGCGATATGAAACCCCTGAAGTGCTTAAGAAACAGCACCTCAGCACGTAACTTCGCCTCCAACCTGAAACCTCGAGTGAAAGATCTATACGAGCCTGCGAGAGCTCCAAAATCTTCAAAGGCCTTGCCAAAGCAAGCTACTCGGGTTACAGGGATGAGTCTAGGCATCTTATTCGTCCTCGCCCAGAAGAAAGAACTGTTAAGTGAGAAATACTTCTCACTCACCAGGGTCTTACCGCGGCTCAGAACAAGTCCTACCGAAGACACAAATTCGGACCAGATTTCGTACCGTGCCCGATCCGATCGGAATACAATGTCGTCCCCGTTGATTTTGACGGGAATCGTCCTAGGGAAAACCCAACGAAAGGCGACATAGTTTTGGAGGCAGAGCAAAGGGAAGCACAAAAGATTTCCCATCAACTGCCCCTCCGACTGGATCGGTATCTTCAAATCCGGGTACTTGATACGACAGCGCAAGAACGCACGCGCTGCTTCCCAAATCGTAGCAGGTATATTTGAAGACATAGACTGGAGAGTATCGACAATAGCTTCGGCAACTTCAACACGCAAGTTGTCCGAAGCACTCTCATAGTCACCCGACACGAAAACCTCCCCCTCCTTCTGAGTGAAGGAGGAGAATCTGGCAGGCTTGGCTTCTCCCCGTAGAAGCCAAGGGAGTGTGGAGAGATGACTGTAAAGCGTTTTATGCAATGGACCCAGATAACCAAGATCTGGAGACGCTACAGTCACCCCTCTGGCCTTCCCCGACGTCATGACTACTTCGTACCTAACAAGGTTATCAACCTCGAAGTACTCAGCACCCAAAACGCGACGGAGAAAGGCAGAGCGGTCAGGCCGCAAGGCCCTACACCCCCCCTTGGAACGGGAGGAGGCAGTGCAGGATGACACCGACGGAGAATGACTCCAGGCGGCGGCTTGATAACCTTTGTGAAATCCATCCATCTCACGACGGACGATTTTACGAACAAAGTTCAAATAGCCAGCAGGCAGAGGGTTGCGCTCCTCGCGACATTCAGGCACAAAAGCCTTCCTGTGCGACATGCACATCGACCTCTTATCCGCTGTCACAGGCAGGGCCTTGCGGAAGAGGAACAAAGACGCTGCTACCGAGAGCCGCTTACGCGCTCCCGAAGATAGTAGTGCTCCGCCCCATGGGTGGTCGTCAGGGTTTTCAAGGAGTCCCACACAAAACTCCTTAAATTGACGTGTGTCCGAGAGGTCAGAAGGTAACGGGAGGGAAACGCCACAATGCGCTTCCCAGACCCCCACCACCTTCTGAATCAGCCTCTCCGGCTTCGTATTGCCACGCTTAGTGGAAATAACCGTCATCGTTCGATAAAGTAGAACGACAGGCCCCCGG